TTGCATTTGTCGCATTTCCTACCGTAACTCCAGAAGGATCAGACCACTGAGGAGCTGTACCGCTTGATGTAAGCAGGAATGTGGAACCGCCGATACCGAGTTTAGTCAGGGCGGTTCCAGCGGAGTAGTAAACCAGGTCGCCAGCCGTATATGAACTTAGCCCAGTTCCACCATTGGATGTGACTACCGTGCCGGTTAAGCTGATATTTGGAGTAGACCCACCAGACGATGCCAAGGGGGCTGATGCGGTAACACTTGAGACCCCGGCTGTAATTGCTGACCACTGAAACGCAGATCCAGTCCACTCTAAGTAGGTGTTTGACACCGTCGGAGCAGCTGCAAAAGTTGTAGTTCCTGCCCCGGACTGATAAAGGATCTGATTTGCGGTTCCACCAGCTACATTGGTGGCCGTTGTCGCCGTGGTAGCGCTGGTAGCGTTTGTGGCGTTTCCTACGGTAACCGTGGCGGGATCGGTCCACTGGGGAGCCGTACCGCTCGAGGTAAGCATGTAGGTTGAGCTAGCAATACTCAGTTTCGTAAATGCCGTGCCGGCTGCGTAGTAGACCAGGTCACCTGCGGTGTATGAGGTCAGCCCAGTGCCCCCTAGCGAGGTCACAACCGGCGAGGTAAGGCTAAATTGTGTGCCGCTTAGGGTTAACCCTGTTCCTGCCGAATAAACCTGAGATGCCGAGAACTGGGTAAAGGTCAGGTTTGTGGTGCCAATAATTATTGGGTTATTGGTCGTCAGTACATAAGACTCACCAGCCCCGGTTAAGCCCTCTTGGACAAAGAAATAGTCGCCTTGGCCAAGCCCAGTAATGCTGTCTGGCTTATAGGTGTTCTCGTTAGTCGCTCTCGTAAGAACCCAAGGGGTAGACCCATCGCCTACCGTCGTGACCGTGTAGATGCCGTTATGGGCTGCGTTGGCCTGGTTATAGACCAAGACCCGGTTTGTAGCAGATAAGTTAATCCCATCGATTTGGATGGCAGCGTTCGACCCAGCGTTGGTCAGGGTAGCCCCCACACCAGCGTTTACTAGGCCGCCAATCGTAAGCCCCGTGCCGTTTGTGAAAGTCGTGATCTCCGGTCCGTTATAGGACAGAGACAGAGTTACCTGGTTAGCCGCCGGTACCGAGAAGACATAGTAAGCAGTCCCGGCCACGATCCCGTTGGATGTGGACGAGAAGACGATCTGATCGTTTACCGAAAGGCTTGGGGATGTCGAAAATGTCAGGGTAGTGCCACCAACGATGTCCGTAACGGTCACCGATGTGCCGCCGGCAAGGTATGTGGCGTTCAGAGCGGTCGGGGTCTCCACCCGAACTGGGGTGTGTATTGTGATTCCTGTGGATACCGCATCGTCCACATACTGCTTGGTGGCCAGCTGCAGGGCCGTAGTTGGGGCTTGGGTGACCGTGACCGATGTCAGACCTGAGGGCGTAAGGCTATAAGACGGGGTGCCGCCGTTATTTACTAAGACACCGGTTCCGGCTGCCAAAAATGTCGTTGCTCCAGCACCGGACTGGTACGGAATCGACCCTGCGGCACCGCCTGCAAGGTTTGTGGCCGTTGTGGCCGAGCCGACCGACAGGCTTGACTGATTAGTCCACTGCGGCGCGGTTCCACTAGAGGTAATGACTTGGCCGTTAGTACCGATAGCAAGTTTCGATAGTGCCGTCCCGGTGGCGTAATAAACAATGTCGCCAGCGGTATACGAAGTTAGTCCCGTGCCGCCGTACCCAGTGGCCAATGTTCCGGCCATGCTGATGACGCCGGATGTCGTAACCGGGCCGCCCGAGAAAGTAAGGCCGGTAGATCCACCGCTAACATCCACCGAGGTAACCGTTCCAGCTCCTGGTAAAGCCGCCCAGGTGAAGGCACTGCCGGTCCACTTAAGAAATGTGTCTGTTGAGACTGGAGCCGATATAAAGCTAGTCGTATCTAATCCGGTTTGGAACACGACTTGATTGGCAGCTCCGCCGGCAACATTCGTAGCCTTGGTCGGGGTGCCTGTAAGGGTCAAAGTACCCGAGGTTGTAATCGGACCGCCAGTAAAGGACAGCCCGGTTGTGCCTCCCGATGCGTCTACAGAAGTGACCGTTCCATCACCGGTACCAAAGGTAAACCACGAGCCAGCATAACCCTCAAATTTTGAGCTTGTGGTGTTATATCGAATCTGTCCATTTGTTCCGCCTGGACGCTGCCCGGTGGTGCCTACTGGCACGGTTATTGCACCAGTGCCAGGAATTATTGGGTTATCCGATATTCCAATCGTCGGATTTCCAGGGCCGGTGCCGTTAGCTACATCAATTTCATTAGTCGTGCCCGTAATCTGTAGGGCGGTGACGCTGCTGCCACTAACGATGCCCAAAATGCCCGTGCCGGCTAGGCCTGCAAGCGATCCTACGGTTCCTGAAAGGCTGATTGTCGGGTTGCCTGAGACACCATTGCCGTCAGCCACAGAAACGCCTGTAGAGCCTGTAATCGTGCGGCCGACCATGGTTGAAGCGCCGGTCTTTGCCTGCAGCCCCAAGGTTGAAGAAAAGAGGCTAGCCACGGCTCCGGCCAGACTGATCTGCATGGTGGACTGAGCGCCGCCGTCTGTAAGCCCAAGACCTGCACCGACGGACAGAGCCCGACTATTGGTAAGGCTAGGCTCTTGGTTAACCGTAATAAAGGTCTGCGTCTGACTCGGCGAGGCGGCAATCGCCCCGGTCGTGGTCTGTACGGTCTGACCGTTTTGGACGATAGGTACTGCCTCGGTACCCGTAATGGCGCCGGCGGCTGGTAGTTGGGTAATGGTGACTTGGGCTGAAGGCATTATGGGCTCGGGCTAATTACATCGAGGTTGCCGTTGTTTTCCGGGGTGTCTTGGTTACCCTGAGTTGATATCAGGAACTGGCCATAACCTCCGGTCTGCAACGCCGGTTGAACATTTGCAACGCTTACATCTGGCCTGGGGAAGCGAAGGTTAATTCGCTCAGTCTTCCTGGCCGGCAAGCGATAGGGGTCAAACTGATCCTTACATCCTTGATCGCAAACGCGCAGCCCCGGAAAGTTGGGGTCTGGGCTCATATTGACATACGGGCGCTTCATCTTGCACCGATCGCATATAGCAATCGCAACAGATGTCAGCCCGCGAGTGTCAAGGAATCGAGGCATTATCTTGTGTACACCGAAATGTTAGGTGCAAAGTAAATAGGCGACTTATCGCGCTCTTCTTGCTCTGCCTCGTAGATATAACGGTCTGACATCTTTTCAAGGTAGGCAATCCGATCTGGGGCCACATTGGGCATCTCTAAGGACATCCGATGGGCGAGCATGAATACCACCGCCTCGTACCACCGCTGGGGCACCTCGAGCTCGTCCGTCAGGGCTCCAACATCCATGATCTGCCTGGAGTACCAAACCGTCATTTGGATGAACGGGTCGTTTGGCACCGGCCATAGGTACATGGTCGGCTGCGGGATCGTGCGGTCAAACCAAAACTGATAGGGCTGGTTAGCCGTAAAGTTTTGATTTGGCAGGTTCGTGTAGTCGTCCCGGTTAAGCCTAGCCATCTGAATCAGTCGGGCGTTGTTACCCACATACCACTCGCGCAGGGCTAGGGTCGTGCCGCTGTAAGCCCTGACCCGGTAATACTCTACGGTCTGGCCAGGATCGACATCAGTCCAAATCCACTCGTTATCGGTAACGACTATTTGCCCCAGGTCCTCGAGCGTCCGCCAGGTCGTTCCGTCAACCGAATACTCATAGATGATATTCCAAGTAGCAGTACCGCCGCCTGCAACATAAGGCAGGATGCCAATAGAACCGGCGTAAATAGGATTGTCAGTGCCATAGAAGACTGAGATGTTTCCGTTGGCTGAGGTTTGTTGACAATAAGTGTCAATATCGGAGTCTGCGACAAAGCTAACTGTCCCCCCTGCACTTGTGGCGTAATCGCCGCTCGGACGGCTCATGGTCCGGTAAAGCACATTCAGGACATCAATACAGCCTAAGGGCATTGTATAAATGTACTGATCGGCCTTCAGACCAAAGACCTTCTTATTGATTGCCCAGTAGTTGATGCCCTTATTTGCTAGGGCAGACAGGGCAAAATACAACGACTCACGGGCAGATAAGACCTGCTCGGAAGTTAATTCTTCAGCCAGCTTGCCGCAACGACGAGCTCCATGGTCGATCATTGTTTGAACATTGATGACCGTGGTTGAAACGGTTCCTGAGTACGCCATTTACCACCCCGGACAATTCCAGCGTTTCATGGAAGCGCGGGCCCTACTTCCGCGCTCGCTTTTCTCAGCAACTGGCCCCATTCGTGCGCAGAAAGAATCCCTGCGCTTTCCCCCCTGAGGTTGTGGTGCCTTCAGATTTGATCCGGTCTCCCGGTTGTACTTTGCCCGACCCTTTGCGGTTAGTCCTGCACCTTGGCTTGCCGGCAGCTTTTCGCCGCGACCGATTGCAAGGCTGACATCACCGCCTTTTTTCATCTTCTCAGGCAGTTTGGCATAAGACTTTTTGCTTACATTAGCTTCAGTAAACTCAGCTGCTACAGACGGCTTAATTCCAACCTTCTTAGCAAACTTCGGGTTGTACTCGGCCGCCTTCATGAGCCTAAACTGAGCTTTTGACTTGGCTGGCATTTAAGCTACCTGTTGAACGCTAACAATTATTGAAGGAATTGCTGGGTAAGCTGGTGTTACCGACGCCGGCAAATGTTCAAGCGTTACCTGAGTCGATGATGGCAGCCAAAAAATCTGCACATAGTCAGCAGAATTTAAGTCCAAAAAGATATTCCAAGCTGCAACCATGTAACCAAAAATGTTTGATGTTTTTCTGGCGGGCACCGTAACAATCGTTGCCGAATTTGCCAAATCAGAGCCATTAACTTTAAACCAAATCACCACTTCATGTTGGGTGTTGTCTACATTTTTTAACTGAGCACTGAATTGCAAATCATAAATTCCAGTATTTGGAACTGTAATTTGAGACCCGCTTACTAGCGTTACACCATCTGATACATCTTGAGTGTTGTAAGTAATTGCGGTGCCAGCAGAAATGTTTCCTGTTTGATCTGTGCTATCACTCCAAGCACCATAAGATCTGCTAACTGCAACAATGTCGCCAACGGTTGTCTTTTTGTTATCGCCACCTTGAACAATTGGGACGAGCTCAGCACCAGTAAGCGGCAGTGTTGCCGCAGTCATTGCTGAAATCTTGGTATCCGCCATTTAGGACTCCA